CTTCGGAAAATCTCCGGAGGGATATTTTGGTGGACCGTTTTTAGGCTGGGTGGGCTCTATGTCGTATATTTTCGTAAAACTAAGGTGATTTGTTGATGCTTTGTAGAAGGGCGATCGGTGATTTTTGGTGTTTGTTCGCGTTTGTGTCTTCACCTCCCTTCTCTAACCTCCTTCAACATAGATTTGGACGGACACTGGTTGCTGGTCGCTCGTCTACAAAGCATCGAAAGGTGTGTAAGAAGCTTATACGGTCAATCCTACTGTTCTAAAATCGGGCAAAAGTATACAAAAAGTATATTGTTCGAAACTAAAACTATATAAAACGAACTCGATATTATGGGCATTGTTCTCAAAAGTGGTGGAGAACCTGTGTAGAGATGGAGGTGGTACTGTATGAACGGTCTTGAGATGTATCACCACGGAATAAAAGGTCAGCGCTGGGGCATACGGCGTTTTCAGAATGAGGACGGATCTCTAACGAAAGAAGGTCGCGAACGAAGATTATATAGGGATCGTACTGTTCGTGCCGCAAAATCGTCGAGGTCAGTTGATTCGATAATAAATACGATGTCTTCTGATGAAAAGCATCGTCTCGCTATCGAAGACGGTGAGGAATACCTTACTTTTGAGCAAGGATCCCAGGTTGCTAAACGAATCCTCCAAGGCGATAAAGGAAAAACCCCTGTTGCTTTCTTTGATTTGCTTGAAGACGGAAAAACTATCAACGTTTCTTTGGGGACTCGCTCTGGCGAAGAGTATAGAGGCAAGGGGTATGCCACGAAAGCTGCGCAAAAAGGATTAAAGTGGTATGAACAGAACAAAGAAAAATACGGTTACGATAAAATCGTTTGGGGCGTAAGGACTGACAATGAAGCTTCTATACGAATTGCAAAGAAACTCGGATTCAAAATGGATAAGAACAGCTATTCGAAAGATAGAAAATGGGTGAATTACGAGAAATAGAAAGCGTAGGTGATATTTGATGGCCAGACCTAAAAGGCCTGCAAAAGAGGTCGGCGGGTATGAGCGGTCATCAATTATTCCCGCTATGACCGTTGAGGGACAAGAGGATCAACTGATATCGTTGGCTGTGGACTTGGCAATTCAAAGATTGAAGGACGGAACGGCCAGTAATCAGTTGGTTACGGAACTAATTAAGCTTGGAACGACAAAAGAGCGCCTGGCTAAGGAAAAACTCCAGCGTGAGAACGAAATGCTTCGAGCAAAGACGGAGGCTCTGGAAGCCGCAAGAGACAATGGCGAGAGATACGCAGCCGCTATACGTGCGTTCGCCGAGTACAGTGGTCATCCAGAATTTGATGAAGATGAATTCGATGATTATTAGAAGTTATACCGCTCTTTCCAAGATTAAAGATTTTGAGGAGCGGTACGAGTATCTTCGACTATCGGCAAAAATCGGCGAGAAGACGTTTGGATTTGAACGCTGCATTAATCAAACGTTCTACAGATCTCCTGAATGGAAACGAGTTAGGAACGAAGTAATCAGACGTGATAACGGTTGTGATCTTGGAGTTGAAGGACGAGATATTTTCGGTCCTATAGAGATTCACCACATCAACCCGATCACGATAGAGGACATAGAGCAAGGAAGTGATCTACTCCTCGATCCTGATAATCTGATCTGTACTTCGCCTATGACACACAAGGCTATTCACTTTGGAGACAAAACCCTTCTTCCAAGAAACATACCAAATGTTCGAAGACCAAATGACACTTGCCCGTGGAAACAAATTATAGGAGGCCCCAACTATGGAAGAAAGTATTTTCGATTCGATAAAAGCGCTTCTTGGACCGGATGCCTCCTACGATGTATTCGACCAGGACATACTAATTCATATTAACACTGCGATCTCCGTACTTACGCAGCTCGGAGTCGGACCTGCGACAGGATTCTTGGTTACAGGATTTGACGAGAAGTGGTCGGATTTTATAGGAGACGACAAGACTTTGCAAATGGCGAAGACCTACATTTACATGAAAGTCAAAATGGCTTTTGACCCTCCGGTGAACTCTTCCGTGTTAAATGCCTATCAGGAAGCATGCAAGGAGTATGAGTGGCGTCTTAATGTAGCCGTCGATCCGGAGAAATTGTAGTAGTTAAAAATAAGACGAGTGAGGTGACATCAAAATGATCTACAACGTTTCCGGGTGGCCTTACTCGGATGAATTGTATCATCATGGAATACTTGGACAAAAATGGGGAGTTCGAAGATTTCAGAATCCTGATAGAACTTTAACTCCTGCTGGAAAAGAACGATATAGGAAGTCTAGTTCTGATAATACAAATTCTGAGAAAAACTATGACACAGCTAAAAAAATAGCTAAGGCAGCTGCAATAGGTGTTGGAACGGCTGCCATTGCTTATGGAGCATATAAATTAGGGTCTAGTAATGCTGCTAAAGAGTTTATGGCTAGTCAAAAGATTAAAGCTGGCATGGCAAAGGATGCTAGTATTTTATCAATGCGAAAAAAGCCAATAGAAGAACTTGAAAAACAGCTTGCTAGATTGAAGATCGAGGAGGATATTCGACAAAAAACATATAATGCATTGACTTCCTCTGCTGATCCAAAGACAAATGCATTAATGAATACTGGTAAAAAAGTAATTGAGGCTGGTTTGACTGGTGTTGCAAGTTATGCTGGATATGCCGCTTTATCTAAGAGATTCGACAGGCAGCAGGCTGCCAATTATGTATTCCCCAATCCAAACAAAAAGAAAAATTAATCATGTAAGCTGGTGATCATCAAATGAACACTTACTATATTGCTGGCTATCCAATAACTGATGAATTGTATCATCACGGTATCAAAGGCCAAAAATGGGGTATAAGACGTTATCAGAATCCAGATGGAAGTTTGACTGCTGCCGGAAGAGCTAGATATGGAACTATTGAGAATTTTAATAATGCGCAAGCATATAAGAATGCAAAAAAAGAATATAGTAAAGCTTACGATAAGGCGTATTCAAAGAATCTTGGTAGTTTTTCCCCTGTAAAAGCTCATAGAGAGGCGAGTATTAAACGCTGGGGTGATGTGTACGATAAAGCTGTTGCCGCAGAAAACGCTAGAAAAAAGTATAGGGAGTCAAAGGCTTCCGTACAGAATATGCCAGAAGTTAAAGCCAGAAATGAAAAAATTAGAAAAGCTTTAATTGTTGGCGGTTCGGTTGCCGCGGCTGCTGCTGTTTCATATGGCGCTTATAAATTTGCTCAGGCAAATCCAGAAATGATTTCTGCCGGAAAAGAAAGAATCAGGCAGTTATTAAGTGGAAACAAAAATGTAAAAGTCAAAGCCGAATTAGACGAGATGATGAAACGCGGCTCCAATGAAGCTTTCTCGGAAATGACCAAAAAGAGTATGGAGGGCATTAACCAAAAGCATCAGGAGAAAACCAGTGGAGATTTAAGCGATATGATGAAACGCGGTTCTAGCGAAGCTTTTTCTAATCTTACAAAACATAATTTAGATGCGGTTAATAAAGCTCATGAGGGAAGAGGAGAGCGAATAGGAGAAGCAACCAAAAAAGTTCAAGAAGCCGCTAGGGAAAGAAGCAACATAATGAACAAACAATTCCAGGAAACTTATAAAATTATGAAAGATCAAGAAAAGGAAATGCGCCGAAAGAAAAAGAAAGGTAAATAATTTATGTCACTCTCAAATACGGCTGTGCCGATTTACTATGGCAGATTTCGGGACGCCGTTGACAGAGGCGACATACCAGTCTGCCAAGAGATAGAAATGGAAATGAACCGGATTGACGAACTGATCGCTAATCCGGATTATTATTACGATGATAAGGCTGTTGAAGGGTTCGTAAAGTTCTGTGAGAAGGAACTGACCCTAACCGACGGCACAGAATTACACTTATTAGATTCCTTTAAGTTATGGGCCGAGCAGATCTTCGGATGGTATTACTTTGTTGAAAGAAGCGTCTTTAAACCAGGCAAGAATGGACGGCAAGGTCGTTATGTGAGGCGAATGATCAAGAAGCGTCTTACCAACAAACAATACCTTATCGTTGCTCGTGGTGCTGCGAAGTCGATGTATGGATCGTGTATACAGAACTTTTTTCTGAACATCGACAGCTCGACTACCCACCAAATAACGACAGCTCCGACGATGCTTCAGGCTGAGGAAATCATATCGCCAATAAGGACCGCTATTACAAGAGCAAGAGGTCCATATTTCCAGTTCCTTACAGAAGGCTCCATCAATAATACAACCGGTTCTAAAGCCGATAGAGTAAAGCTCGCATCAACTAAGAAGGGTATTCAAAATTTCCTTACAGGTTCTCTCCTTGAAGTAAGGCCTATGAGCAAGGACAAGCTTCAGGGACTTAGATGCAAAGTCTGTACTGTTGACGAATGGCTCTCAGGTGACATTCGAGAAGACGTTGTTGGCGCATTGGAGCAAGGCGCTGCTAAGGGCGGAATCGAAGATTACGTGATTGTGGCCATGAGTTCTGAGGGTACGGTTCGAAATGCAGCCGGCGATACAATCAAAATGGAACTTATGGACATACTTAAAGGAAAGTATAAGAATCCTCACGTATCGATATGGTATTACAAGCTTGACGACATTTCGGAAGTCGGAGATCCTGAGAAATGGGTCAAGGCGAACCCGAATCTCGGTAAGACCGTTAGCTACGAGACGTATCAGCTTGACGTCGAACGTATGGAGCATGCCCCGTCTCAGCGAAACGATATTTTGGCTAAGCGGTTTGGCATTCCGATGGAAGGTTACACTTACTTCTTCACTTATGAGGAAACTCAACCTTCTTCCAGGAGAAATGACTTCTGGAATCTCCCATGTGCTATGGGCGCCGACCTTTCAATGGGAGATGACTTCTGTGCGTTCACGTTTGTGTTTCCTATGCGAGATCAATCTTTTGGCGTTAAAACCCGTTGCTACATAACTTCCCTTACTTTCGACAGACTTCCATCAGCTATTCATCAGAAGTATGAGGACTTTATCGAAGAGGGAAGTTTGATCGTTCTCGACGGAACGGTTCTTGATATGACTGAGGTTTACGACGATCTGGATCGGTTCATCGAGGAAAGCGGATACGATATTCGAGCGTTTGGATTCGACCCATACAACGCAAGAGAATTTGTGGAACGCTGGGAAACCGAAAACGGTCCATACGGGATCGAGAAAGTAATACAAGGTGCAAAAACCGAGTCCGTTCCTTTGGGAGAGATAAAGAAGCTTGCGAGCGAACGGCTTCTCCTATTTGACCAGGAGCTCATGAGTTATTGCATGGGTAACTGTATTACTATAGAGGATACGAATGGGAACAGAAAACTACTTAAGAAGCGGCACGAGGATAAGATCGACTCCGTGGCTGCTATGATGGATGCTTATGTAGCTTATAAGCTTCACAAGGATGACTTTGAATAAAATCTTTTCGTATAGTTTACGGGTGGGGGTAATAAACCTATGAACACTTATTACATTGCTGGGTATCCAATAAGCGATGAACTTTATCATCATGGAATACTTGGACAAAAATGGGGCGTAAGGCGTTATCAGAATCCTGATGGTAGTTTAACGTCGGCTGGTGAAAGAAGATATGGCATTAATCAATTGTATTCAGGTCCTGTAGAATCGCAAAGAAATAATAAACGTATTAAAGCGAATATTGCTATTAATAAAGCTCTTGGAGCTTATAGTAAAGCTAAATATGTTCAAAGCCGTATTAGCCAAATCAATGAAAAATATGATCGAAAAAATAATAAAAAGGATGCTCGTAGTTATTTGAAAAATGCAAAGAAAATGATAGAAAAAAGTAAATCCACTAAAATGAGTGATTTAGATAAGAATTCAAAAATGAAAAAAGCTTTAAAGACTGGTGCTGCTGTTGCCGCTACAGCTTTAGCCGCTTATGGCGTATATAAGCTTAGTGTTTTGGGATTATCGAAATTGTCTGATGCTTTAGAAGAATCTAATATTAGATCGATGCCTGAAGGCTTGGATAAAGATATAGCTAGATGGCAGAAAAATTATAGCGATTCTCTGAGAAGGAGCGGCGCTGTGAAAACGACATTATTGAGACATAAATAGAATTTATAAGGATGGTAAAAAAATGATGAAATTAAGACTTGAAGCACCTTGGCATACTTATGCTAAGAAAGTAAAGGCTCTGTTTGAGCAGGATCCAGAAATCGAAGTATCCGACCTCGAAGACGTCGATGGTGAGGATTACGAATACGCTCTTCATATCGAAGTAAAGAATCACGACAAGTTCGTG